CGCGCCGGCAAGTCGCGCATCGGCTGCGAGAAGGCGTACTGGCTCGCCAAGCACTACCCAGGCATTCCGATCGGCCTGTTCCGCAAGACGAGTCGTAGTCTCGATGCCTCGACTGAGCGTACGTTGTTGGTCGATGTCATCCCGCGTTGGGCGATCGCTCGGCACAACCTAAGCCAGCACTGGTACGAGCTGGCGAACGGCTCACGTATCTGGCTGTTCGGCCTTGACCCTGACCCGATCACCGGCCTTCCTTCCAAGGTGGGCTCCGTGGAACTCGGCTGGGCGTTTGTCGATGAGGCGGCAGAGGTCACCGAGATGGACTGGAGCATGGTCAAGGGCCGACTAAGCTGGCCGGGCATCCCGTACCACCAGATCGCCGCAGCCACCAACCCCGCCAGCCCAAAGCACTGGCTGAAGGTGAGGTTTACGCCGCCGTCAGCGGCTCGCGTCTACCTTCATGCTTCGACGTTCGACAACCCGCTGCTGCCCGAGGATTACGTCAACGACGCCCACAGCCAGGCCGACGACTACCTGAAACGCCGTTACTTCTACGGCGAGTGGGAAGCGGCCGAAGGCACGATCTGGACGCTGCCAGATGGCCAGATCCGCGAGCCCGAGACGCGTGAGTTCAAGCGCGTGATCGCAGGAGTGGATTGGGGTTTCGTGCACGCCTTCGCCTGCGAGGTGGTCGGGCAGTCCGGGACAGGCAGGCTGGCCGTGATTGATGAGGTCTACGAGAAGGGCCAAACGATCGACCGGATCATCCCAGCGCTGCGCTTCGTGCAGGAGACGCACCACGTCACGACGTTCTACGCCGATCCGTCCGAGCCTGCCTACATCCTCCAGTGCCAGCGTGCCGGTATCCCGATGGAACCTGCGAACAACGCCGTAGGACCGGGCATCGGTGCGGTTGCCACTGCCATTGCCCGGGGCATGACCGTCGCACCGTCCTGCACCGGGTTGCTCGGTGAACTGCCCGGTTATACCTGGGCCAAGGATCGCACCGGCGGCTTCCGCGAGGTCCCGATCGAGATCAATGACGACGCCGCCGACGCACTGCGTTATGCCGTCGTGGCCCTGGATCGCAGCTTCGAGGACAACCCGTGGGCGCAGCTTGCTGGGCAGCGTGTGGGTGGCGTGGCGTGAAGCGGCGCGAGTACCGGACATGGGGGCCGACCAAGGATGCCTCACTGCCCGAGCCGTATAAGAGCTATCGCGCCATGCTGTTTCTCTTGGCCGATATCTACGACGCGACGGTCAAAGTGACAGGCGAAGCTATCATCCCATCGCCGGGACGGAATAAATGACCGCCAGCCTGTCAGCGCTCGACGCCGGCTTCGTGTTCGCCGTGGCCGGTGGCGCTGCGATCGTGTGGTGGTTGGGTCTGATCGTGGCTGCTGCCTGGATGGTGGCGCTGGTGGTCGTGCACGATCGGCGGACGCCGTGAGGCTATTTCTTCGGCTTGTCGCGCTCGCGCGGTACCGGCGTGAACGGGCGGGTGTTGAACGAGCCGGCGATCATTCCGCCGCCGTATTCGAACGTCGTCACGCGCTTCGCCAGTTCAGCCTTCAGGTGCTTGACCTCGGCCTCCAGTTCCGCGATGCGCTTGGACTGACCCAAGATTACGGCCACGTCGCCTTCGCTCGTCGAACTGCCGACAAGGCCGACCATCCTTACGGTCGCGTCCCGTTCGGCGGCGGTTCGCTTGGCCCGGTACTCGCGCATGTACTCGGCTCGGCTCATGTAACGGCTCCTGTTACGAAGTTACGCGTGCATCGTAACAGTTACGCAGCGGGTGTAACACCGTGAGCCTGTACATCCCGACCCGTCCAGCCAAGGCCGGCCCAATCGGTCCGGGGGCGGGCGTGCTGATGACCGAGTTCCCGCTATCGAGTCTCGGTGGCCAGCAGAGTCCGCAACAGAAGATGCGCCAAGCCTGGAAGCTCGGCATCGAGGTGCCGTGGATACGCGCCGCTGAGCTTGTGATCGCGGGCAAGATCCAGGGGCTGCCGTGGCACATCGAGGATGGCGACGGCGATACGGTCGATGACGACTATACCGGTACCGACGCGCAGGAGATCCGGACGCTCATCGAGAAACCGATGGCGAACCTGCCGGTCGGTCAGCAGATGTTCCGGACCGCGCTGTGGCGGCTCACGGCTCGTCATATCGGGCTGTGCGGCAACGGCTTCTGGTATCTCGACGGGCTGAATACCTTTGGTGAACCCAACGCCATCCTGTACATCCGCCCGGACCGGATGAGCGTGAACGAGGACAACAACGGCAACCTCATCAGCTGGCAGCTCGACAAGACCGCGACCAATCCGGGCCTGACGATCAGCCTCGAAGAGTCGATCCACTTCGTGCTCGACCCGCCCGATATCGGCCACTTCGGGACTGGGCTCGTTGAGTCGGCAATGCTCTGGGCGGCTAACTCGCAGGGTCTCGATCGCCATGTCTCGATGCTGATCGGCTCGGGCGGACGATTGTCCGGCCTCCTGTCGCCCAAGTCCGGCTCGCCATCGCCTGAGCAGAGCCTCCAGATGGAGCGCGACTGGCGCACGATCGTCGATACCAGCGACGCCGCGAAGCGGCTCCAGATTGTCAACGCGCCGGTCGACTTCCAGAAGACGACGCTCACGCCGTCCGAGCTGCTGCTGATCGAGATGATGACCTACCAGCGCGACAGCCTGATGGGCTTGTGGGGCGTGCCGCTGACCGCGATCGGCATCCATGAGCGCGGCTCGGCCATGTCGGCGGGCGCGGCGAAGGTCACCGAGAGCGATGACCAGACGCTCCTCGATCACGCCGTCAAGCCGCGCACTGAACCGTTCCGCGAGAACCTGCAGGCTCGTCTCCTGGACCCGTACCAGAGTCAGGGTGAGACGTTCACGCTGGTCCTTGACTACCAGACGTTCGATGACAACAGCCTGACCTACGTCAACGCCGCCCAGGCGCTCGGCCAGCCGCTTTCCAATAACCAGCGCCTCAATATCCTTGGGCTCGACCCGATCGACCCATCCGTCATCGGTGAGTCCGGCGGTCCGCTGGGCGATGAGGTCTGGATGCCCGCGACCCAGGTCTATAGCTTCACCCAGGCCGTCGGGATCAAGCCCAAACCGGAACCGGAGGCGATCGCCACGCCGCCACCGACCGGCGAGATGGACAGCGCGAGCCTGTCAGCCGGTGAGACGACTCAGGGCGGCGCGCAGGTCGCCAACGCCAAGGCCCGGGTCACCCCGCCGTTGCATCCGACGATCCGGCCGCTCCACACGGCGCTCGTCTCCCTGCGCAACCGGATCGCGGCGGCCAAGACGCCGATCCTGCGACGCAGCGTCCATGCCGTGCTGGAGGACCAGAAGCGCGAGATCGCCGCGCGGCTGCGGAAGTTGCCGGCGGACCATTTCGTCAAGAACCCGACCGACACGAGTGCCTGGTTCCCCCGGACGTTCGACGCCAAGCTCAGCGCAGCCCTCGCGCCGCATCTCGACGTGATGGCGAGCTCGGTCAACGCCCAGATCCACGACGTGCTGCCGGTGAAACCTGCAAAGGCGGCGCCAGCCGGAGCGGTCGAGCGAGTGATGGCCCGCGGCGCGGCTCGGGTGACGAAGATCAACGAGACGACGCGAGACAAGATCAAGGATGCGATCGTGCGCGGGCTGGAAGCCGGAGTGACGATCAACGATGTGGCCGACTCGATCGAGGGTATCGGGGCAGCGACGATCGGCGGGCTCGATCTCGGTTCGCTTTTTGACGAGTACCGCGCTGAGATGATCGCCCGGACCGAGCTGATGGACGCCTATAACTCCAGCGCGATCGCGAGTTACACCGATGCCGGGATTGAGTACGTCCAGGCGATCGACGGCGATGGAGACCCGGAGTGCGCAGCGCGGGACGGCCAGATCTATGCCAGCGACGACGCCGACAGCATCGAGGATCATCCCAACGGCACGCTGGACTGGGTGCCGGTGATCGATGACAGCCAGAAGGCAACCAGCGAGCCGTTCCGGCCAATCATCCCGGTCGATACCGCCGACGTGCTCGCCTTCGCGGCGGATCATGCCCAAAAGGCCAACTCGGCCCTTGAGCGCGTCTCGGGCATGCAACTCGCCCAGGCGGCGCTCGACCAGATCGGCGTCCACGCCCGTGCCACGTCTGATCTTGCCGATGCCGTCCGCAACACTCCGCCGGCCATCCACAACATCGAGGCGCCGATCGTCAACGTCCTGCCGGCAGATCCTGACGTGTACAACATCAACGTCCCACCGCTCGATATCAGCGGCGTCACCGACGCGATCAACGTCCAGACCGAAGCCCTGCGCCAGAAACCAACGGTCAAGACAGTTCAGCGCGACAGTAACAATCGCATTGCCACGGTCCTGACGACGCCCATCGAGACGCCGATGGACGCTGAACCCGACCACGATCCTGACGACGCCTAAATGCCGATTACCCACAGCACTGTCGTTGTCGTCCCTGACGATCACTCCAGTCCGGTCGGGACAGATGAGTGGAACGCCGGCCATGTCCTGCCCGAAGTCGAAGAGTTACCGACCGCAGCCACCGACACGACGCTCGTCCTCTCACCCGATGGCGCAGGTGGGGTAGCGTTCGTCGCTAATAGCGGTCTGATCGCCGACCCGGGCCACGCCTGGGCGGCCACGACCGTCGTCGCGCAGGGCTACCAGATCGCCAGTGGGACCCACGTCTGGCAGGTCAACGTTGCAGGGACGACCGGGACAGATGACCCAAGCATTCCGTTCAACGATCCGGGCGATAGCTTCTCGACAATCGTCGAGAGCACGGGCGTCTACTGGGTCTATTTCGGTGAGATCGGGGGCCTGCCGGTCGTAGCGGCAGGCGCGAACCAAGGAGTGGATACCATCGCGGACGGGAACGCGGTCTCTAACCCGAACGCGTTTGTGACTGGTTCGGGCAATGCTATTGCCGGCAACTCCGCTTCGGTGACCGTCGACGGCCAGGCGCTTGTTGATGTCCATTCCGAGGTCGGTGTGCCGGTTGCCGGCAACGCGCAGGGTTACTACGATGCGATCGCAGGCACGAACCGATCCGGCTGGCGCACCTACGCCGATGTGGCTGGTGCTTATGCTGGCTTCGACGACGGGACAGGTATCGGTCCCAACGGCACACCTGCCACGCCGGGCATGGCCCTCATCGCCGATGCATCGGGCTATCCGCGCTGGGTGGCGATCTCTGGTACCTATGACGTCGCCGGAGCAGCAGCAGCAGCGCAAGCCGCGAGCCAGCCGCTCAATACGGCCGTGCTCCTGTCACTCCTCACGACCAAGGGTGACCTTATCGCAGCGACCGCCTCAGCCACGGCGGCCCGACTTGGCGTTGGTGCGGATAATCAGGTCCTCACGGCCGACTCGTCCCAGACGGCGGGCGTGAAGTGGGCCGACGTGCTGACGGTCTCGGGAGCATCCGGTCGCGCCTCCTGCCGCGTGGCGACGACCGCCGTTCTGTCGGGCTCGCCGAACTACGTCAACGGCACCGCGGGAGTCGGGGCGACGCTGACCGAAGTCGGCTTCGGCGTCCTGACGATCGATGGCGTCGCGGTTGCGGCGAACGACCGGGTGCTGGTTAAGACGCAGGCCGACCCGAAGCAGAACGGCATCTATACCGTGACCGTCGTCGGGACAAGCCTCATCAACTACGTCCTGACCCGCGCCACCGACTATGACCAGTCCGTCGATATCTTCGAAGGCACGTTCACGGTTATCGAGGAAGGCACCGTCAACATCGGCACGGCGTGGCAGCAGACGACCTCGGGCACGATTGTCCTGAACGTGTCGTCGATCGTCTTCGCCGAACTGAAGGGCGAGGCACCATCGGTCGCCACACCGCAAGCGGTCGGAACGGCAGCGGCCGGGACGAGCATCACCAAGTCCAACGACGATCACGTCCATGCCACCGGAGCCGGGACACCGGTCACCCAGGCGTTTGGGGATGCGGCTGCCATCGGCACCGGGCCTGCGGCGGCCATGACCGATCATGTGCACGGGATGCCCGCCAATCCCGCTGCCGCCCTGAACCTGTTCCTATTTACGAGGTATCGCTAGATGGCAACTGCTCCAGCGTTTGCGGCCACCCCTACCCGAGGCTCGGCCCAGCTCAGCGCGACGGCCGATACCAGCTA